AGCCTGTGCCAAGGATGAGATGTAATTGACTTTGAGATCCTGGCCTTCAAGCTCTTCAGGAGCCGGAGGCAGCATGTCAGCTTCAACAAGTTGCATGAACTGTCGATCAATCAGTTTGTCGAGATACTCCCCGTGCAGCTGTTCCAATACAGGACCAAGCTGCAAGAGCCTCTCTTCGTTCCTTTGCGACAACTCTAGTTGGTTCTTAGGCTGGATGCCCTCCATGTTAGAGATGGCTAGGAACAGGTCCATGAAGAACCCATCTGCGATACGACGTTCAGTCTTGTCGATGTCCTGCATCAGTTCGTTGATCTGAGGCTGGACTTGGTACAAAGGCCCGAGCTTATCGGTGTTTCCACCAGAGTCATACAGAGTGACTCCGCCCGGGAGTGAGCTAATAGGTACATTACGTACCGAGGCAGGGCCTTGAAGCGGAGGATTGACCATCTTGTCGATGGCCTGTGCCTTACGTTTCTCTTGGACCTGTAGGCTTTTCACATCCCCTAAGACCACCATGCCAGGGCAGTCTGTCCCGTACACGTCTTCACCTGCCAGCCCCCATCGGGGTATATAGGCAGGGAACTGGTCGAAGCCGGACTCACGGAGGATTTTCTTATCCGTGCTTTTCGGTTCGTAATAGAGGGAGCGGAAAGCTTTGTTATTACTAAAGGGGTTGTCGCTAGAGCCTTCTTTGTTAGGCTCGATCATATGAACTACGGTGAACCACTTATCGTAGTTACCTTTATCATACTGCTCTTTGACAACAGTGGATACGTTATCAAGGCCGAACTCAGAAACGATAGCGCCAACCTGCATCTGATACTCTCGCAGCAGGGTGTCGACTTCGAACCTGTCGTTCTGCCCGATGTAGTATGACCCTGCTGTCTGCGTATAGAACCGCGAGACATCCTTCTGGTCATCAACATGAAGCATGCAACCTGTCCCGAACAGCAACACTTCAGAGAGCATTACAGGAGACATGTTGTATAGGTTACTGTTATTGAACACACCACGCATGATACGCTCTACCTGTGACAGCCAGATCTTGATAGGAGCGAACTCCATCATGTCCGGGTCTGGCGTAGATAGATTGAACCAAGGCCGTGTAGGTGACATAACGCCTGAGAACATACCGGCAGTAGCGGCCCGGAGGGCCTGTGTACCGGCACTGTTGATGATCAGGTTGTGACGCCTGTCACCTTTGTTCCGGTCCTCTACGAAGAACCTACCACGGCGTGGTTGAATATTTTCTGACAACGCTTTCCAGTGTGCATCGAAAGAAGATCGCTCTATCTTTAATGCAGCACGTCTGCGTTCGAGGTAGTCGAATAGGACCTGAGACATTTATTAAGCACCCAGTAGGGTTTTGGATCCACTGGTAGACTCTGATACGAGTCCTTGAGATCCTGTTACAATAGTACTGTTGCGTCCTGCAGCCAGAGCCGCCCGCTGTTTATTCTGCGTCTTCGCCTTCTTCACTTCCGGGTCTGCACGAGTAGGCGCAGGCGGAGCTGGGGCGGGCAGAGGGGCGGGTGCTGGTGCAGGAGAACTTCCCATACACATAATTTACCAATCCGTTTCTAAAGGGTTATAGTCAGACTGAGCAGGTGGGATATTGTTGTAACGATCCACGGTCTCTTCCAAGGGGAGGATAGCGTAGTACGTCAAAGCCAGAGCATCCGCTATATTAGGGCTCTCTACTCCACGCTCTTTCATGTCTTTCTTAGTTTCCAGGTTGATCTGACCTTTAATAGTGTAGTCATATTCACGCTGGGTGAGTTCTTGGAACAGCCGTGTACCGATGTTTGTCTTGAGCTTGGGTAACGCTAGCCCGTGATGGATAGCGTCTTTCATCTCACCCCACATCTCATCAGACCGAAAACGGTACTTATCAGGCTTAGTGGTCTTGTGTTGAGCCAGAACCTCGATTGGGTTGTAACCGAGATGTTTCAACTGATCTACAACACCACCGCCAACTCCGCCACCATCCACAAAGATGGCACGTACTTTGCGGCCAAGGTCGTTAAACTCCCTGACCATGTCGATGACTGCTCCTGCAACCTGCACAGTGTCAGCCCCTTGAAGTATGCGAGGTTCGAAGTGCCGAGCGTCTCGACCCATTCGTGGGTATATAACGCTGACGTCATCACCGAAGCGAGCGACGTCAACACCTATAACGAGGGGAGCCGTCTTGTCCTCTACGGACTCTCGGTCCATCGCGTCTCGTACATCCTCGGACGATATGAACTGGAAGACACCGATAGCAGGGAATACACCCCGCACACGTACCTTCACAAAGTCACTGTCCTCACCATAATCCTCTACCCACTCAGCGATGCGCTCTTTACTTGTGATAGCGACACTTCGCGAGTCGATTGAACGGACTATGTAGCGATGCCTGAAACGTCCTTGGCAGTTTTCAAAGAACTTACCCGTGTTACGAGTAGGGTTGCCGAAGTCGAATGTCATCGGCATTCCGTCCGTGGTTCCACCTTCCCTAACTTCGAAGATCTTGTCAGGTACAGCGGAAGCCTCATCAAAGATGTAGAATGGGACGGAGCTGGCGGCATGCAAACCTGCGAAGGACTCAGAGTTCTCTTCACGGCAGGTTTGAGCCAAACACTTCCAAGCCTGCGGATGGTCAACATGAACGATAGACATGTTGCCGCGGCCTGAGTTATACTTGAACCAATGCTTCGTGATGCACATGTTCCACCACTTACCGAGTTCTGCCCAAGTCTTAGACCGGAGCTGCTCAGCAGTGTTGGCTGTGACCACCCCGTTGCACCGGGGGTAGCAGGACATGATCCAAAGGATCAGCCATGCCGTTAGAGTACTCTTACCGATACCATGGCCTGATGCAGTAGAGAACTGAATAGGAGTGACAGACTGTCTGCCGTCAAACCCACGTAGCTTCACCTGCTCAGCCAGATCTTCTAGGAACTCGATAGCCCATTTGTCTGGACCATACTTACAGTTGAACCTAGCCTGATACTCAGGAGGCATTTCAACCTGCTGAATAGAGACATCGTCTGACCAAGGAAAGGCGTACATAACGAACCCAAGAGGATCACGTCCAAATACGGCCATGTCTTCCGCGAGCATTTCTTCCGGGTTTCTCACACTATCTCCTGTCTAGGGGAGTATGTACCACCCTTTTAATGTCTCTCGTTAATCTTCTAACAATAGGTCGTATGGCGAACCAGAACGTCTGAGCAGACTCGAACCCTATCAAGGTTGCTGCTGCTGACACTACAGTGCCAAGTCCTTTGATGGATACTTTCACTGTTCCTGATGTAGAGGTTAACTGAGCGACCATATCCGCAGTCCCTTTAACCGAGACTAGTACAGTGGAGCCTCCCATAACAGCATCTGCTGCTACAGCTGCTCCGGCTCCGGACAGAATAACCTCACCGATAGAACTTGTAGTGGCTACAACTGAAGAGGGGGTTCCTGATCCTGATACCGACACAGTACCTACAGCGGACATGGTAGCAGCTTGAGAACTCGGAGTGCCGGAACCGTTAACATCTGAACCAGATACCAGCTCAAAGGCACCAGCGTCATTAGGAGCGGTCCCGCGTGCTTCACCGAGGATGTCGTCGTCGTTGGTAGACACGACAGGATCGACAGCATCATATAGGTTGGAACTGGTATCCTTGACCGTGAAGTCAGATGCCCGCCCGGTGCCATGCGAAGTCCACGCATCGGTCAGTGTGCCTATGTCGTGGTCGTTCGCGTGCCGCCCGCTATCGTCAGTGTAGTTGTCAGCTTGGTTGAGCGTCGTCTGTGCGTGCGTCGTAATGGTAATGTCGTTCGTCGTACCAGCTACTGCGTTGCCCTGAACGTTCCATGTATGCGCTGAGGGCGAACCGCCCGGAGCATCGATACGGATACCATCGAATCCACCATAAATAGTGTTATGGCGAATATTAATATCTGGATCACGATGAGTAGAGACATCAAGATAAACACCACGATCCTGAAAATCGATTATAATATTATTTTCAATAACTATGGTGCCATCATAGGCCACCGTTCCATCTTTACCAATACCCACATCCACGCTGGAAGCATTGCGTATCCGACAATTTTTAACAGTCCATGTGACTCCCTCGGAAACCCCGGCGAACGTAACAGCGCTGCCGAACGTTCCCGTGTGTCCCGACTCTAGCTGTATGCCATCTAGAGTGGTGGCGATGGTTGTTTCGTTAAAAGATAACGCGTTCGTGACGTCGCCGGGGGCCAGCAGATAAAACGCCGTATCAATCGATGTTGCGCCGGTGTTGGTTCCATCAGCTTCCGCAGCATCCCCTTTGATTGTTATACTAGTAGGGGTATCGCTAAAAGATATGTTGACTGACGTTGTGTCATCAGTGGCACCAGCGCAGTGGATAGTCACATCATCACTGTTGAACGTACCCGAGTTCATGTCAGCTATGGCATCGGCTAGTGTTGCCCAGCCTGTAGCGTGCGTGGTTCCGTCTTCGGTCCCACCGTTGTCCGTGTTTACGTAAACATCAACAGCAGCCATTAGACGAAGTCCGCATCAATAGCAGAACGTCCTAGCTTCAGCGACCAACTAACGGCCTTAAGATCTTCCCACGTGAGAGGGGTATAAGCATCCCCTATCTTCCTGTTGTTCAAGAAGTAGTCGGCTCCCGCCTCGCTTACTACATCACTCCTAAATAACCACTCTACGCGCTCGATCATACTAGGTGGAGTCGCATCATCCATGTATGGTCCGGTCAATCGCTCTCTGATAGACTCTGCGCTTATAGTGTCAGGCACACCCTGAACGTGGGCGAAACCTTGATGACTGGATATATTTACGGGTTTTAAGGGCATATATGGTCTTACGCTAATTGGAGTTCCTACCCTAAGCTTCCCAACATAGGCAGTATCCCACTGCCCCCAGCCGTCTGCTACGGAGGGCAAAACAACTGATAAGGTAAAATTCCAAGTCATCTGAGTGTCCTTATGCGGGTGCCGAGTACGTGAGGGACGTAATAGACACTGACTGTGTAGCGTTAATGCTAGTGTTGTCTAGCTCGATATCACCACCACCTGATGTGGCGGTCACAGTACCAGATACTACCACTGTGCCGTCCCTGTCTTCAATATCAAAGCTATCGGCAGTGCCGGTGGCATCTGCTGAAGAGTCTTCAAGAGGTACACCGGCGAGCGTGATGGTCCCGCTACTAGATGCACCAAAAGCCGGATTTTGTAAATTTATAGTAGCCAGCACGGTTGAGCTGTCCTTGATAACAAGGGTAGCTGTACCTGATCCTGTGTTAATAGCAGTGTCTACAGCATCAGCCAGAACATTACGCATGGCAGTAGAATGTGTAAGAGCCATTACTTGACAATCCCTCTTCCTGTAACCTTGGATACGCTATTAGACATCTCAGCCATCCCTTTCTCTATAAACTGTTCAACTCTTTCGGCTAGGGCAGGATTATCTTCCCGAATATTATAAACACCTCCCTCAACATATTTATGAGAGACCTTATCAACGATAACCGTAAAGGTTTCTAGCGCCTTAAATCTTTTTATCTCTTCTATCTGAATATCTAATTTTTCTTTTTTCTTAAACAGATTTTTTAAAAACTTCATGTCTCAACCTAACACGTAAAAAATTGTACCAGAGGAGTAGGTCGAGCATCGAAAACGATATAGGACACGAGAAGATACTTCCTCTACTATCCCTTCGTATGACTCATCGGCCCACTCTTCGACCTCTTTCCATGTAGACCCGTCGTCAAAGGATCGCTCTAGCTTGATAGTCCCGGCTCCAGGACCAGTGCTAAAATCAACACTGACAGATACTGGCTTGTTCACATGAAGGTTGTCGGACGAACCTGTTCCGGTAAAAGACCCCGACAGTCTGTATGGATTACTCAAGATCTTTCCCCTTGTAGTTGCCGCCGGAAGGCGGCGTGCTTAAATTAGCCCTTAATGAAATACAGTGCGA